AACCGACAAACTCCTTTGTATGGCGATTTTAACGCAAAAGAGGCTAGAACAGCAGGGCGGGTTTATGTTTGCCCCAGAGTACCAAGAGAGTGACGGCATCTATTCCGACAACGAATTTACAGAAAGAGCTTATAGTGATGGGGTTGTGATTGAAGCGAAGGAGATTCAGTTCAAGCATGAAAACCCCCTCTTTGCAGGCGGGAAGCCAGACGATCTAATAAAGAATCACAACAAGCCAGAGTTCTATGAAAAGGGTAAATCCATTTATGAAAAAAGAAAAAGCAATTCTTGGAATTAAAAAAGCCAAGCCCTCCGACCCAAAAGACCTTGGCGTGATTAAGCTTGGAAAGGCACGGCCCGATAAAACAAAGTATGTTTTAATGGATTTTGAATATGATGAAAAGGCAGGAAAAGAGCTTTATGGAATCGGAATGGAAATGCTTGCCAAGGACAAGGAAGCAGTCATCAATTATGTGATTGTTGAGGCCATTAAAAATTACATAAAACCAAAATGCAAGAAATAACCATTCAAGACCCATTCGGCCAAGCCCTAGCAAAATACAGCGAGGGGCTTTCTCTTGGGGTTGAAATAGGTGGCGGAACCGGGGATGGCTCAACCCAATGTATCAAAACAAGGGAGCTATTCAGCTTCGAAATTCATCCAGACCGCATAGGCCGACATAAGTATAACCTAGACTCAAGGCAGGGAGGATTGGCGGTTAATTGGCTTTCAAGCAATCCGATGATGTGGATGAGCCTAGAGGCCGTGGAAGATTTTTATAGGACAACCCAAACCAAGCTAAATCAATATCCTCTCGATCAAATTATTGAATGGCACAGGGAAGATTTTAGGGTTGCGGCAAAATATACTTGGGGGCATCCAACCATTAAGGATGAGGCCGACTTTCTTTTATTGGATGGCGGGGCTTTTTCTGGAAGGGCTGACTTTATGGTTTGGTTCCCAAAACTAAAAGAGGGAGGAATCATCGCCCTAGACGACACAAACGACATTAAGAATTACGGGAATTATCAATGGCTTAAAACATCGGGGCATCCTGTTTTATGGGAGGAACCATCTTGGAGGAATGGGTGCGCCATTTTCAAGAAATGATTATCGTAAATATCGGGGCAAATGACGGAATGGATGATTGCCGTGATTTTGTCTTTACAAATAGGGACAAAATCAGCCGGGTGTTGTTAGTCGAGCCATCCGAGGAAGCCCTTGCAAAATGCAGGGAAAATTATTCCGATATTCCAAATGCAGAGTTTTACAACTTAGCCATTGTTCCGGCCGATTCAAATTTTGCAATTCTTTACAGCCCAAAGGATGAACCCGAAAGCCACCACTCCTCCTTAATCCCCGACCATACATTATTCCATGGATATAGAAAAATTGAGGGCATTATAAGAAAGGCAATGGGGATTGGCGATTTTTTGATAAAAAATAATGTCGATATTTGTGACAGGCTTTATATTGATACTGAGGGAATGGATTTTTATATTCTTTCGGCCATAGATTTTTCAAAACATAAGATCGGGTTTATTCGATACGAAAGCTATCATTTTGATGGGATTACCAACAAGGGGCAAAATCACAAGGCGTTCGTTCAGAGGCTTGCTGGCCTTGGCTATTCAATTACGCAAGACGGACAATGGAACGAAATAGCGGAAAAATCATGGAGCATATAAACGCAGATTTTGGGGAGCAATGGTTCACCTATCCGGGCATTTATCGGCGTATGGCAGAGAACTGCCGACCCAACGGAATCCTTGTTGAGCTTGGGGCATGGAAGGGAAGAAGTTCCGCATTCCTAATTGTGGAGGCAAAAAACAAAAGCCCGGACATTCAGGTTCATATTGTGGACACTTGGCTTGGATCAGGCGAGCATACCCTTGGAATGACGGACGGACTTTATGAAAAGTTTCTTGAAAACCTTTCTCCGCTTAAAGGACAATACCAAGCCCACAGGATGACAACAGATGAGGCCGCAAGCCTTTTCCAAGACGGCTCCCTAGACGGGGTTTTCATAGATGCCGACCATACTTATGAAGCAGTTAAAATGGACATTCAAAACTGGATGCCGAAAGTAAGAAGCGGCGGAATCCTTGCCGGGCATGACTATATTGAAACATGGCCGGGAGTCATTGAGGCAGTCAATGAAAGCCTAAAAGATTTTTCCGTCACAGAACAATGCTGGGTAAAACAATGCTAACCATTTTCACAATCGTATTGAATGGCGAGCCATTCATAAGCAAAAAGCTGGAAACCTACCAAAAGCTGACTATTCCTTGGCAATGGAGGATTGTCGAGGGAGTTAGCAACCCCAGAAATTGCACTCGCTGGTGCAGGGAAGTTCCGAGCAAATGGCACAAGGATTTTGTCTCAATAGACGGCACGCACGAATATCTTAAAAACCTAAAACATCCAAAGGTATCGTTCCAATACCAAAACAAGCCTTTCGATGGAAAGATTGAGATGATACGAAGGGCATTGGAAGGGGTGGATTGCGGGGTTGTGATGGAACAGGACGCTGATGAGTTTTGGACAGAAAAACAAATGGAGGATGTTTATAGGCTTTTGATTGATCGAACGCCCGGAACCGCCGCTCAATTCTTTTGCAATTATCACATAGGGAAAAAGGTTGTCGTTTCGCGCTCCGGGCTTGGGTGTTATCCTTACGAATGGTATCGAGCATGGAAGTGGGGCGAGGGCATTGAGTTTACCAGCCACGAACCACCCATCCTGAATCACCAGCCGATCAGAATCCCAAGGGGAGTCACCGAGGAGATGGGGCTTGTTTTTGACCACTTCGCCTATTCTGTTCCAGCGCAAGTAGAGTTTAAGCAAGATTTTTATGGCTATGCGGAGCTTCTGAAATCTTGGGAGAAACTACAAAAAACTCACGGGCCTGTAAGGCTGAATCGCTATTTTACTCATGTTCAAGACAGAAGCGTGGTGGATGATGCAACCTAAAATCATAAAATATTCCCAAAGGCTAGGCGACATTTTAAGATGCCTGCCTGCCTGTAAGTTTTTATCCGACAAGGGGCATAGAGTTTTGTTTGATTGCCTTGAGATTTACCACGGCATTTTTGATATGGTTTCCTATGCCCAACCACTAGGAGCAACCCCTTTTGATGCCGATATTCTTGAGCTGGAAATATGGCCCAATAAATATGTTGATTATAGAAAAAGCAGAAAATCTTGGGGAGAGTTTGTCTATTCCCATAATGACATAAAGGGAGCAGACAGGGAAAACATTGTTATAGATAGGCTTGGTAGTGAAAGAGCGATTGGGCTACCAGAAAAATATCACCTGATTGCCCCATTCGGGGTTTCGCAAAATACCTACCATAATCCGCTTAAAATCATCCAAGAAGCCGCAAGGGAACTAGGCAAAGATAATGTGATTGTTCTATGTCCGGGGGATGTTCGGATTGAGGGCATTGCCACTTATACAGCCCCAAGCATCGAGCAAATGGCAAAGGCGGTCAGGGATGCAGACCAATTCTGGGCAATCAATTCAGCCCCAATCATCTTGGCCTCTTCGGTTCGGAGGGGAAAGGAAAGCAAGTTTTGGGGGCAAAAGGGGGAGTTTGAATCAGACAATGTTCCTTGGTTTGAGGGGCTTGTAAGAATGGATTGACACTAGGGTTGGTTTTGATGGGCGGGGCTATTTCCACTTCTTATTTTGGGTCTGACCTTCACTACATGATTAATGACTTGTGGGTGAGCGTGACCGGGCTTGCATCTAACCCTGTTTCTGCAATAGCCACCGACCTCGGGACTTCGGCTGATTTGGATGTTGGAGGAGAAGTTTTCAGGCTTACTAAATCCCTTGTGGTTTGTGCGTCGGCTGTTTCAACCGTTACCATCGGCAATCTTTGCACCTTAGAAAACAACGAATTTATGGTTGCCCAATTCTCAACCTCAACGGACGGCCTTTCCTATACCCTAGACTTGGCTGATCCCACAACCTAATGGCCTCTATTGAGAGAGAGGTTGAGAACGCCTTAATCTCAGCCATCAATTCTGTAACTGGGCTTTCGTACTACACAAGCGAAAGACCCACGGCCAGAACCCTTCCCTTTGTCTCAGCAAGGGCTTCCATCACAAATGAGCAGTTGGGAACATTTACCGGGGTTTTTGGGCTAACTGCCAACCTTTCCTACAACCAAAGAGCCGACTCCATAACCCGCCAAGCCTTCGATGCCAAGTTTCAAGAGATTGTAGGCAAGTTCTATCAGAATCCCAATCTTGCAGTCGTCTCAACTACGGCATCCAATGTGACTATTTACAATGCCAAGATGACAAGCGAAAGCCCATCCATCATGGCAAGGAACAGG